TCATCCCCCAGATTGCGCACCAGCGCGTAGTTTACCTCCTCTTCAATCTGCGGCCCCAGCATCCGATTCACCGCCCGCCACAATTCATTCCGTTCATCGGCAATCGCCAGCGCCGCGTCGATCTCCGGCTCGTTCGACGGCCGCGTCCGCAATGCCGCCAGCGCCAGCGCAATCCCCGTGTACCTCGCATTCGCCAATTCAAGATCGTCGATCAGCTGGCGCTGCCGGTCCCTGTCCTTACGGCTTTCCGCCCACCCATCCAGCGCCACCTCGTAATCACTTTTCCACTTCGCCACTTCCAGTTCCAGGTCGCGGCCCCGCCCCAACCATTTCCAGATCCTTTTCATAATTCGTGTCTCTTCGTGTTCATTCGTGGTTACACTCCGGCTTTCCCTTTGGGATTATACCCAATCCGTCCCACCAGCTTGTTGTCCTCCTGCGTGACACTCTGCGTCAGCATCTTCGCGTAATTCTCCAAACGCCGCTTGAAGTCCTCGTCGCTGCCCTGCCCTGGTAGGGCCGCCGCGCCGCCGGCGGCCGCTCCCGGCCCCTGTTGTTGTTGCAGCCCCAACGCCGCCTGATATTTCATGTTCCCCTGTTTCATCCGCCCATCCCCGAAAATGATCTCCTCGATATATTTCAACTTCGTCGGTGCCGTCGGGTCCATCTCCACCAGCGGCGCGTCGTTGCCGTTATACATCGCGATCAAATCGTCCATCACCTGCTTGTAGATCTGCTGGCTGGCCGCCGTTTCGTCCTGGACCAGTTCCCGCGCCAGCATCGGCGAGATCATCCGCCATTGGATCTTCGTCAGCTTGGCCCGGTTCGTCACGCCGGTCACGTCCTGCGGCAGCACCGTCTTGTTGATCGCTTCCAACTGCGCGATCACATAGTTCGTGTTCAACTCCCGCACGTCGCATTCCAGTTTCGCGCTCAGCAACCGCGTGTGCCGGTTCTTTTCCAGCCAGCCCTCGGGCGCGCCGGTCACCCGCGCGAATTCCGCGTCGTCCCCGAACCGCACGAACAGGTTCACCATCTGTTGCACCGCCTGGCTCCACATCAGCAGGAAGAACCCGATGCTCATCTGTTGCTTGCTCGTCTTGGGCGGCAGGTCCGCATGCGGCCGGCCGTAGTATTTGTCCACGTCCCGCTCGATCCGGTCCATCATCTCGAAACTCACCGGCACCCCCCGCGACGGGATCTCCATGAACTTCGGTTCCCGCCCGAACATCACCGTGTTTTGCACCCCCGGCCCGAATTCGTACTTCGTCCCCATCGCGTTGTGATACTTGTTGATCGGCGGCAGCACTCCGATGCTCGTCCAGTCCGCCACCCCGTCGTGTTGCACTTTCATTTCCCGCTGCCAGGTGCTCACCACTTCCGGCACGCCTCGGCTCGACGTGATCGGCGCGTCCGTGATTTCCCGCTTCCCCGTCACGAACGGCACTTCGTTTTGCGTCGCGTCCACCAGCTTATGTTCCGCATACGCATCCTTGTCGTTTTCGCGCGCCGGACCGATCGACGCGTGGAAGATCGTCAGGTAAATGCCCGGCACCTGGTCGTCGTCCACCTGCCGCTCGTAGGCCGCCACCACTTCGATCAGTTCATCTTTCAGGTCCGCCTGTTGCCAGCTCGCCGCCGGGGTCGTCCCGGCCATCGCCGCCGCGAGCGCCGTCGGCGGCGCCGTCGCTTCCGGCGCCCACACGCTGTGTTTCCCCTTCTGTTGGATCGCGGCCTCGATCCAGCCCTTCGTCCAGCCCAGCGCGGCCTTGGCCCGGAGCTGCTCTTCCGTGTACCACAACCGATGGAACAGCACCGGCGCCTTTTGCACGTCCCGCGTCCCCTCCGCCATCAGCAGTTCCGTCCAGGGCTTGAGCGCGCAAACGTTTGGACGGTTCTTGCACAGATACGGCACCGGCAGGTCCGCTTCGCCCTTCGTCCGCAATTCCCGCACCGCCTCTTTCATCCGCGCCAGCTTCATGGGGGGGAGGGTCAGCGCGCCGCCACGGACCGACTTAACCGGCATCTGCTCCTCCGCATACTTCCCGTGCAGCCATTGCAGCGCGGTCGCGGCCTGTTCCTCGTAGATCGGGTCCTTAATGAGCTCCGGCAGCATGTTCACGATAATGCCGAGGTCTTCGAGCTGCGCGCGCTTCGGGTCGTCCGGCGCCATCTGCGCCAGCGCCTGCTGGATGGTCCCGCGTTGTTCCAGCAACGTCGCCAGCTTGATCGGTTGCCGGTGCAGCGCGATTTCCTGTTCCCAGAAACTGTGCAGTCCCACCCACCCATACGTTTGCCGGTAGCTCTCGCTCAGCGCCACCTGTTCGAGGATGATATGTTCCAGTTCGCTGTTCACCAGGTGGTCGGCCAGTTTCACCGCGTAATTACTTTCCTCGCTCGATCCCATTTTCGGCGCCATCCACGCCCGCCAGAAGGCGTTGAACGCGTCGGCTTGCGCGTCCAGGATCACTTCGTCGGCCAACGGGATGCACGCGTTGTTCGCCCCCGGCCACGGAAACGCCGGCGTGTTCGGGGTCGAACGCTTTTTCCCGTCCGGCGTCCGGTAGCTCAGATTGAACCGGATGTCCTCGTTGGTTCTGACCCGGTTTTGCGCGCCGCTATAGGGCGAGCACCCTTTGAACGCGCTGATCAGCGCCGCCACATCCGGTCCCTTCGTTTTCACTGCGCTCAAATCACTCATTATTTGTTCCCGCCCGATTCTTTATCCTCCATAGCTGTTAGCGAAGGAGGACGTTGCTCTCCGAACTCCAAAAAAATTGTCAAATTTTTTTGCCCTCCATAGCTCCGAGCGAAGGAGGGCAAAAAACCCCTCGATGACCTTGCCCCAGCAAAACGTTGGTCCAGAGCGCGATCACATCGCTCTCGCATTGCATCAGTCGGCACACGTCGGCCTGCCGCCGATCGATCGCCGCCCGGAGCCGTCCGCCCTCACCGATTATATCCAGCGCGGCCTGCAACACGTTGACTTGCTCCAGCAGCTTCTTGCGTTCCTGTTGCCAGTCCGCTTGCAGCGCTTTCAACCCCGTTTCCAGTTCACTCATTTCATCTTTGCGTCTCTTTGCGTTCTTTGCGGCCCATCAGTCCATCTTAAACTTAAACAACTTCGCCAGCTCCCGTTTGCTGTACATGTATTTCCCCTTCCCGCACTTGTGCGCCACGATCTCCGGATGTTCCTCCCGGAGCACCTTGAGCCCGTTCCACGCCAGTCCCGACACCGCGTAGACATGATGCGGCGACAGCAGCATCGGCAATTCATCCCATTCGCTCTGGGTCATACCTCGTCGCTCCGTTCCGCGGACTCAGCGCAAAGCAAATGCGCTTTTATATGCAGCACGCCGACGGCGGCGGCATAGGTCATCTCGTATTCCTGTCGGAAGCGATCCACGAGCCGGTCAATCTCGTCGCCGAAATGTTTGATTTGGTCCGCCTCACTCATTCGTGTCCATTTGTGTTCATTCGTGGTTACTAACTTCCGGGCTAGTTCACATCCCAGATCGACATCACACTCACCCACCCGGGCGCCAGCGCCGCGTGCCGGTTACAATCCGGACACGGCATCCCCGCCCCGCAACTGCACCCGCCCGGCACTTCCCAGGGTCGGTCCGGGTGATTTTCGCAGACCCACCGTTGCCCCTGGCACCGCGCGCACATTCCCTCTCCCTTGGGGAGAGGGTCAGGGTGAGGGGCGGGCTTCAGCCTTCGGACTTCGGGTTTCATCAGTAACTCCCTCCCCGCGTGGATCCAAACGTCGTTTCGTCCACATGCTTGCAATCCGCGTTCACCAAATACCAGTCCGGGTCCATCAAATCCTTGAGCGCGCCCTTCTCCCCGTCGGCCCCGGTATATTCCTGATACGCCAGGATCGATTGCTCGCACCCGTCCACCGCGTACCATTTCGGGCAGTTCAACGCCGTCACCCGTTCGTCCGTGTTATAATCGAACCGATCGTTGAGCAGCTCCAAACTCCGGTCGTTGGCCACGCTCCGCCCGCCCGTGACGTGGCTCGGCAAGATGATCATGCTCGGCCCGATCAATCGCCCGCGCGCATCCCGTTGTTCCTCTTCAAACATCTGGATGATCGACGTCCGCTCCGATTCCGCGCTCGGCACTTGCGCCCCGCCCATGCGCGAATCCATGTAACGTTCGAAAATCTTTTCCTCACCGCCGGGCAACGGTTCCCACACACCGGCTTCCTCGTTCCACATCCAACCCTCGGCTTCTAGGATCACTGCTTTATAACCCGCGATCGAGCGCCCGTATTCGTAGCGCTGGCCCGGCCCCGGATAACCGTCGTACTTCATCCGCATCCCGTCGCCCGACGCCATCGGCCGCGTCATTTCCGCCCACGCCCCGTAAGTCGACATCGGCGGCCATTCCCGGTAAACGTGCGTCCAGCCGTTGGGCGCGACCCGGTACCATTTCATCACATAATTCTTCGCCCCGCCCGCCGGGTCACACACCCAATAGTTCGTCCCCTCGCGCGGCAACGTAGGATAAAGCACCGCCCGCGAGGTTTCCTCTTTCAAATCTGAAATTTCCAATTTGCCATTTTCCCCGTTTGGGTCCTTTCCCAAATTCGTGTCCCTTCGTGTCCCTTCGTGGTTCGTCCCCTCCCACGGCTTCGCCGGCACCACTCCCACTCCATTCCACGAGTGGCGCGGATTCCGTTTGATCACATTCACCGCCCGCGAAAATTTCGGAATCGCATTCCCCACCGGCTTGTCCGCCCAGCCGTAGGCACGGATCTTGATCGCCCCGATCGTTTTCCCCGCCACGAACAGTTCCAGCTCGCCATCCTTCCGGAACGGGCTCCATTCCGTGAAAAAACAAATCACCGCCGCGTCCGGCCGTTGGCATTGCAGGATGTAAGGCATATGCCCGGGCGGCACCGTCGGGTCGTTCGGGAAATTCCGCGCCGGCAAAAATCGGCTCGGGCGCGTCTCCACGATCTTCGCCCCGCTCAAACAATCCGCCACCGGCGGCGTGTAACCCAGGATCGGTGTAAAGCCCACCACTATCTTGCCCCCTTTGCCGAGCATACGCGCCCGGAGCTCTTCCACGTGCGCCATCGTGATCAGCTCGTCGCCGGAGAGCCCGCGCGCCTTGTAGCCGCCGAGGTCGCCCGCCTGTTGCCGCCAGAAAAAGAAATAACCCACGCTCGAATTCGGCAGCACGAACTTGTTTTCCGAGAACCCGCCGTGCCGCGAAAAGGAGACGTTGGCCCCGCCCGCCTTCTTCAGTTCCCGCCACACCGGCGGGAGGAACCGGTGCACGATCTTTTGCTGCTGATTGATCGAACTCGCTTCCGTGTTATGCCCGAACACATATTCGATCCCCGGTTCCTGGACGAGCTTCTCCACCCCAAGCTTCGCCAAAAACCAACTCTTCATCGAATCGTTGCCCCCGAGGATCCACAATTCCTGGTGCCCTTCCACCTTCGTCCCGGCCGCGGTCACCCCTCCCGTCAGGAGCGCGCGGGCATCCCCCCAGCATTCCGGCTCGTAACCATGCTGCAACGGATCATTCCCCATTAACCGGATCCCGACCTCCCGCTTTTCCAGAATATCCCGCAACAACGCCGCCCCATTCTTGGCGGCCGTCAGCGCGCCCAGCACCTGCGAGGCATCCGGCAGCGCGAACACATTCGCCAGCGCGTCCACATTCTGTTCCTTCGGGTCAAGCCCCTCGACCGGCCGCGGCATCGTCACCCCAATGCGCGCGTACCATTGCGACAGCGCCAGCGGATTCCGAATGAGCTCGGCCACATCCGGCACCTTCAATTCCCGCAATTCGTGTCCCTTCGTGTCCATTCGTGGTTGCCAGTCTTCAGATCTGAAAATCAATCGCCGCGGGCGCCATGTGTTCCCGCAATCTCACCTCGGCCCATTCCCGAATGTCCTGCGGACTGAACCAACCGAACGTCGCCTGCGCGAACTCCCCGTGCACCGCGCACACCAGCCGCGCTTCCGTCCGGCCTTCCACGGGACACGTCTCAATCCGCGCCCGGCAGCATTCGTGTCCATTCGTGTCCACCCTCCGCAGTACTCCAGCAGCGGAACGATTCCTGCCCAGTGCTGCTACGGAGGACGGGTCCATTCGTGGTTTACCCCTTCAACGCCACCACCCGATACATCGCTTCCCGCCCCCTTCCTTCCACCTTCAGCTCGCCCTGCCGCGCCATCTCCCCGAGATACGTGCTCACGGCCATCAGTTCGCGCTTTTCGATTTCCGGGAACAGCCGTTCCAGCGTCTCCCGGATGTCACAGGCCTGAAACGGCTCCCCGCAGCTCGCGCACGCCCGCCGGATCCGCCCCAGCGCCGAATTCTCCGGTAGCGCCTCCTCCCCTTTCAAATTTGAAATTTCCAATTTGCGATCGCCCGAACCCTCCAAGAGCGGCACCGGCACCGAAGGCAACGATTCTGGATTTGTTGGCGTCTTGGCGTCTTGGCTGTTAACTTCCGGCGCAAAATACCGTTTCGTTGAGTGCGAGCCTTTGGC